TCACGAACATTCCCCCAATATTTGTCAACAACATTCGTTCGACATTTATACCAATTATCTCCTATTGACATTTCTATCATTATGTGATTTATATTTTGAGTGGATTTTTGTTATCAGGTGAGAATGGTTGTTGGTTGATAATGCATTGTCATATTATAGATTATTATGATACATTATACGTTATTATATAATAATGTGTAGAAATGGTAAATAAATTAATTAGTACACGTTTATGATTTATTTGCATTTGTGGTTATATTTTTACATAATTGGTTTTATAATAAAAATTTATTAACTTTTTATTATAAAATTTCATACACGTTTATGTATGAAAAAATTTTAATATTCTAAAGATAATTTTATTTTAAGACTAGACAAGTGTATGAAATTGTTATATAATTTATATATAAATTATATAACAATTTTAGCTTTTTACATAAATGAGTATTTATGATAATAATATAGAAACGGAGGGTTTAATTATGTTTGAATTAAAGGAGATATTTACGCTAGCAGATGTTGTAAATATTTATAATATACCTAAACAAACTTTACACTCGAGATTAAAGAATTTAACAGAGGGTGTTGATTTTAGAAAGCTAGGTATAAGAATGCCAATTTTGTTAACGCCTAATGGTGTTGAAAAGTTAGTGTCAGAGCAAAATAAAAAAGCGATGTAAAACAAAAAGAAAGGTTTAAAAGCCTTTCTTTTGTTTTATTGAATAAACCAGTACCATGTTGGGGCTACACTATAAGTTAAACCTATTGTCTCAGCAGGTTTTAATGTGAATCTTCCAGTAACAATTCCTGTAGAACTTCCATTTATAGATACTGATGTTACTGTTCCTGAGAATATATATACATCTACATTTCTATGTGATGTATTTGTTACACTACTTCCACTAGTAGGTATACTTGGAGATGTCATAGGAACGTTTGTAGGATATCCGTAATTATCTTTTATGGTTATATAATTACTTGTGGAAGAATCAACATAATAAGCACTAGTTAAATTTTGGTTTAAATCGTTATCTTTTATCAATATAGAGTCTGATATGTGAGTTCCTAGTGTACTTCTTATAGATATTCCATAAGTTTTATTGAAATATAGAATATTATCTGAAAATGTTACTTTAGTACATGAATCATAATCGACACCAGGGTCGGGGACTGTACCATTACCATTATTATCTATTATGTTACCTACACAAGTTATCTTTTCAGCCCAGTATGCTGAATGGCCCTTACTCGTGTTATAACTAAAATGGTTACCCATTACAACAAAATTGCTCCTTAACCTAGAACCGTTGTATAAATCACAACCCAATAAATTATGGTGTGAACTATTTCCTACAATAGATATATTATCATTTGTGGTATATATTCCTGCATTTGAGTTATCATGTAGTTCACAACCTTTTATAACAACATCATTTGATTGTATTGATAATCCATTTGATGTTTCTCCTCCTGTTGTGTTATGGTGAACTTTAACACCTTCTATTATGCTTCCATTTGCATTAATTAGTAATATTCCACTTAAATCACAATATGAGTAGTCTCCACCTCTAATGTTTATTGTATTTACGCCTAGTGTTGAATGGAAACCACATCCACCGCAATATGACACTCTGCAATCTTCTATTATACCGTTAGTGACATTGTTATAAAACTCAATACCATTTACCTTTATATTTGTGAATGTGACGTTTTGTAATATTATATTATTTAAAGTTACTAAGTGTATTCCATTCCCTGTTGTTTGGTTAGTTCTATTACCATCTATTTTTATTTGAGAAATTTTTATATTATTTATATTAGAACCTTGTAAAACATGTGTGTTTTTTGAGTTGTTAAGTTTTATTATAGAACTATCACCATCACCGATTATTGTTGTATTTGCCGATAATGTTAATCCATCAACTAAATATGTTCCACTTGGGAAATAAATATTTCCACCTAAGTTTAAAACAGTTTGTATTGCTGTAGTGTCGTTTGCTACACCATCACCTATAACACCATATTTTTTAACATCCTTAATCGGTAAATCCGTTTTGTTAACTTTTAAGTTTATTGCGTCATTTAAAGATTTATTACTCTCTATAAATTGATTATTTATAAAATCATAAAACTTATTATCTGATTGTTGAAATACTTTTAACCCCTCATAAGGTCTATCTATATCACTTAAATTTATCACACTAAATCTTTTATCTATTGGCTTTTTCACCCTTAAATCAAATGGCTCATAAATTTTTTTCATTTCGTACCCTCCTAAAATTTAAATTCTAAATGTAAATTTGAATCTAATACGGTATCATTTGTAGTCAATATTTTATATAAGGTTATTACACCATTTAAGGTTAAATTTAAATTTGATACATTAAAAGCATTAATTAAGTTATATCCATTTATATCCTCTATTGATGATAAATCACCATATATAGCAGGGTATGAAAATATTATTTTTTGGTCATTTGGTGAATATGTGTTTACAATATCAGATTTTATAGTTTTAATACCTGACAATGATTTTACTAAAGTTTCATTTATTGTTGCGTTACTATCTACAACACCGCTATAGAAATTATTTATAAATTTTACACTTATTTTATTTGATTGAATAACTGTTTTTCCATCTAACACTTCTGCATAATATTCAACATCATTAGTTATTATATTACCATCTAAATAACTTTCATTTAAAGTAACTCCTGTTGATTTAGTTGATACTAAAATCCCATTTTTATAGTATTTTAATTGTGTTGGATTGTCAGTTCCTTTTACTATTGTTAAGTTAAGCATAACACCATTTATAGATTCTCCATTATTATATACTAACTGGTTAGGAGATATTGAGAGAGTTGATGTACCTTGTCTATAATTTATATCTGTTATTTCTTGATCAATTTGTAAAAACTTATTGTCTGAGTCTGTTTTATTATGTGTAACATCATTTTGTAAATTTGTTATTGCTGAGTTTATTTGACCAAACAATGTTTGATTAATTAAATTAGCTATAGTCCCATTTGTAATATATTGTTGCAACATTGTATTAACTTCTGTAACTATCTTTGCATCATAAGTAGATAATTCATTTTTAACGTATTCTTCAAATACAACTAACGCTTCACCCACACTATTAACATTTGCTACATTTTCATTAATCTTTTCTAAAACTTGTCCCATTTGTTCATACAATGTAAATGTTGGTTCGTACACATAAGGTTTAATATGAAAACACCTGAAAAACATTGATTCTATTATATTTGGTTTATAATTGTCAAAATCCATTTTAACAACTCCTTTTAAAATATTTGCATAAATAATTCTTCTAAATCATTAAATATAAGGGAAGGAATATTAACCATAATCTTTCTCCATTGTTCAATGTTTTGTGTAAATAAATACCCTGCCGAACTACCTTCTTGTTTTCTAGTGTATGTCTCAGAGCGATTATTGTTATTTACAATATCTGCTCCATTTGTATTAGTAGTTGTTTGGTCAACATCTGTGATATTGTCTTCTGTTGTATTAATAGTGTTATCATTTGTTGTTTTTAAATTTTCTGTAGTTTCACCTGTATCTGTTTCACTACCTGTATTGGTTACAAGATTATGGTCTGCTTTTGATAAGTAACTATGTTCTCTTATCTCATCAGCTGTCATCATGTTTTGTGCAGTGTTCATTTCAGCGTTTATAGTATCAGTAGAAATGTTAGGTGTTTTTGTATTATTAGAATTAATAGTATTATCAGAATTTTGTTTTAGATTTTCATCTCTTTCACTTTCTCTGTTCTCAGTAACTTTATTTTTTAAAGTTCCACTTTCAGTAGAAGTAGTATTTGTAGTACCGTTATCAATTACTTCATGTGTGAAAGTTTCTGTTAAGTCTACATTCCATAACGGATTAAATACTATATCTGTTGATTCTAATAATTGATTATAATAAACCATTATTTCTTCCATTTTAGTATTAAGTTTAAAGGAAAATAAATGACCAGTTTCAAAACCTATTTCTCTAAAATAAAAGTGTTTATAAATTTTATTATTTAAGTAATCTCTAAAATTAGTTATTGGAACGCCTTTCAAATCTTTACCTAAATCTGTGGGTATAAAGTTTTTAAAAGTGTAAAGGGGATAATCTTGCATGTTTATATCTACATTGGTGTTTTCAAGTAAAGTTCTTAGTTCCATTGTATATTTACTCACAAGTAGCATCCTCCTTAAAATCTTCACATTCTATTTCTTGTCTTAGGCTAACTTTTATATCTAGATTAAATCTTTCATTTATTCTATCTACGGCTAATTTTCTTTCTGCTAACATCACATCAACATTTAAGTTAATCATTTGATTGTTTGCATTTGCTTCATCTGTAATAAGTCTTTCTTTCTTTTGTGTATTAGCCGAATTTATTCCTAGCATATTGATTAAATCATTCCATTTTCTCTCTTTCAAATCTTCTAAATCTAATCCAATAAATGGTATTTTTATGTCTAATACTTCAAGACTTTTGGTATCTAATCTATCATTCCCAAAAATCATATATCCGAAACCATCATACTCCTTCATTATATTTTGCATTGTTAACCTTTGGTTTTCACTACTCTTCAAAATAACCATATTACGTTGATGGTATAAGTTATTATCTATAGTTCTTTCGATATCATATAGTCTTTTTAAGTGGTGTTGTAGAAGCACACTTGTTGGATACGAAAGTTTATTATTTCTTATTACTTCTATTTCATCATTTTGGTAGTTATGTTGATATCCATTGTTACCATAACAGTTCCATGCAATGGGTTCATCATAATGATTTAATTGGTCATACTGTGTACACTTTGTCATCATAAACCCAAAACTTTCATCATCTATAAAAGCTATTTGACCAAAATTAAAAAGAGTTTTTTCTATGAATCTTTCAGGAATATCGTTAGGTAGTTTTTCCCATTTAAACAATGAAGTAATCATTAACAATAATCTATTATAGTAGTGAATATAAGTTTCATTATTTAAAAAACTAGATTGGTCTACTTCATCAATTTTTAATACTTTACTTGGTCTTACTGAATTTCCCATTTTACACCTCCTTTAATATTGTCTAAATTTATCAGCTTTCCACATTGTTACACCTTTATTAAATATATTCTGAATTTCTTCTAAGTCCTTTTGTGGTAAGCTTCCATCAATATTTGCGTTTTGAGTTTTAATAAATTGATAATCTAATGTTGAGTATATGTCAGGGTATTCTAAGCTTCTTACAGGATAACCAAACATTTTCCAATAATCATTTGCAGTTTTTAGATGGTCTGTGTCCATGGTCATAAGCATTATTTTTATACCATTTTGGAATTGTATTCTATCCATAGCACCATCCTGAATTGAGGATAATTGATTTGGTTGCCTTTGTGCTTGTTGTTCTTGTAGCATTACGTTTGTAATACTTTCAAATCCTGTTATCGCACCCATTGGAGAACCTCCTATAGCACTTCCAACTATTCCAACCCCTGAACCTACCATTTTTAAATTATTCATATCCTGATTATTCATTAAATATTTAGCGTATGTGTTATTTGCAACGGGTAAAGATGTATTGCACTTAACTACTAAAGCATTTGAGTAGCTATATGTCTGTCCTCTATAATTTTTAGGTATCACTCTATAAAACGGTGTCTCTGATATACTTGATTGTATTTCAAACTCTACGATTTTACTTGGAAACCTGTTAGGCTCTAATTCTATAGTTTGGCCTGTTGACATGTCTTGAACAACTATTTTTGTATACGGTGAAGATAAACATTTTGAAAGTCCTAAGTTTACATTTGAGTAATCAAAGGTTATTGTTTGTTTTACCACTTCTTCAGGGTAATTTGTTCCTGTACATATTGGTAGTGTTTGTCCAGTTATTGCAGAAGTTATATTGTTTACGACAAAGGCTTCTAGGTTTCCAAGCGATGGCACATAAACAACACTATTTATTCTATCTCCTACACCATTATTAGCTAACACTTGTAAATCTGCACTCATTACATTTGCTTGGTTTTGCTTATACATCAGTACAAGTGATGGTATTGAAAAACCACCAATTTTAAATGAATATGCACTCGATGTGCTATTTTCTATTTTAGTTACATCTGAATTGCAAAATACAAAATAAGCACCGTTAAAATTAGTTGAAGTTGACTTATATTCTATTAACTCACCCGGTGAAGGTGTGTCTGCAAGAGTATTCATCCCATCTAATGAATGAGTTCTTCTTTCTATAAAAGATTTTTGAAAGTCCAATTCAAATTGCCAAGTTTGCCACACATCTATTTTTAATATTAATCTTGTAACATTGTCATTAACAAATTCAAAGCTTTCTATAAAGTAATAAAACCATTTACCATTAACTATTGTGTTTTGATATATTAAATAGTTGTACTTTATAGCGTCATAATAGTTAACTGTTATCTCCATTGTGTTCTCATGTCTAATATAGTTATAATCTCTAACTATACCGTTTGGCAGACTATTAAAATACGATTGTTGCTCTGTAGTATTTGAAAATTTTATTTGGTGTTCGTTATCGTTCGAAAGTGGTGTATCTACTAGATAAACTGTACCACGAGGAGGGGAAATCATTTAAGATTTCCCACTAAACATGAAGTTTTACATAGTAAGTATTTGAGTTATCAAGTCCAGTTAATTCACCACTTGCACTAGATGTTAATACTGTTGATGGTTTATTATCTACTGATACATCATATTGAGTTGTAACTGTTAATCCTGTTATTTTACCATCGCCTGCAACCCCTAGTGAACCTGTTGCTAAATCTACTGTAGCAGGTGTATAAGTGAATGCAATCGAGTTAGCCAATAAACTAAAACCATATGTTTGCCAATGGTGTAAATAATAATTTGTCATCATTGTATCACCATTATAAAAACTATCAGTTCTAAGCAAGTTCTCATAAATTTGGAAACATGATTTATCACAAAGAATCGCAAATATTGGTTCTCCTACAAATGAATCTATTGTAAGCGTCATTGCGTCAAGTTCTAACATAGACTTGTTAAAAGCAGAAGCCAATAATTCAACATTCATATTAACTTTTGCAGTAGAAGAAAGTATTAAAATTTGGTCTTTTTTAGGTGTCCATGTTTTAACCGGTGTTGCTCCTCCACCTTTTTTAGTTGCAAATTGGTTGTATTGAGTTGATGGGAAAACAATATTTTCTGAATATGTTTGAATTGCTTTGACTAATCTTTTTGATATATCTGCGTCCGTTAATGATGATTCTGTTTTTGCGTCATAAATATTATTTATTGTAAGCATATTATTTTCATATGCGTTTGCGATAAGTTCTTTAGTAAGTTCAAATTGTTCTATTTCATCACCGTTAGTCATAGAGTTAATTATGCCTTGTGTGAATTGGTCTAAATCTGTTAACGATGTGAATGCCCTTTGTAAGTCAGAAGGTGCAATAGTTACTACAAATTTACCCTTTCTATTTAATCTATAATAAGCGACTTTATTATCACTTTTAAAAACTGATAATAATTGAGTACTTGAACCATCATAAGTTCCGCCAATAGCAGGATTTGTATAAATTTCCTGAATATCTTGACCATATGGGATACCTCCCTTTTTAAGCACGCTTAATGGGTTTTTAAAGTTTTTAGCTTGTACAACTGTAAGTGCAACTCTGTTAACTAAAGAATCTGCAAATTCATTCATGTTTGGTGTATAAGAAAGAATAGCATTTCCTACTAGTAAAAAATTTGATTGGGTTGCAACTGGAACTGTATCTTGATAATTTTTAGAAGCATTACTTCTAATTGTATTTAAAACACTAATCATATTTGGCATTATAACATTTCTCCTTCACTATTTAATAAATCTTCAAATTTCATTGGTTCTTCAACCTTTTCTTCGATTTTATCTTCAACTTTTTTATCCTTTAGGGTGCTTGAAAAGTCACCAAGTTGAAGCATGATTTTATTATTTACATTTTTTAAACTTTCATTATGTGTTGTTAAAGTAGTTTTTTCATTTGTCAAAGTATCAACTGTTGTTAATTGTTGTGAGTAGTCTTCCCTAAGTGTATTAAGCATTTCGCTTACTTGTCCTTGGTCTGATAAATTAGCTAGGATATTTAATACTAACGCTTCATGTTCTTCTCTAGTCATTGTTTAACCCTCCTTAAATTAATGATAATCTAATAATTTCATAAGTAATGTTTTTTAAGTTCATACTTTCAAAATAAACATTTCCAAGTTTGTAATTGTCAATAAAACCTTTTAATATTAAACTCTTACCCCCTTTTAGTAACATTGTGTTAGGTGTATGGTCATCAAGTGTAATGGAGTAAACCATTTTACATGATGGGTCTAAATCTTTACTAACAAAATATCTGCCCACGCTTGAATCTTTCCATATACCATAATCATTACCGTTATATTTTAAAGTGAAATAGTGTCTTGACTTTCCTGTTTTCTTTCCTAAGAAATCATTGTTGTCTCTTAGGAATTTATTATCAATGGCATACTGGCTGTATGAAGTACCTGAAATTAATTTACCGAAACGTGTCTGTTTCTTCATTTTAATAAAATCCTCATTTTGTACCATTTCGACCAGTATGTCACCGTTTTTAAATTTATTAAATCTTTTTTGCCCGTTTAGTAGTATATTGAAAAATAAAAAATATGGGTTAGTAACTGTTATAGCATTTGATAAAAAGAAAACTCTTACATCTTGTCTTGCTCTAGCAACTGTTTCATATAAATCTAAGAAATTAGTTACTTCATCAGGTAAATAATAGTAGTTTCCTTTATCTAACACAAATTCATCAAATATAATTTTATTTACATTTGGGAACGATGTTGATTTCTCAATTTTAGCTTTTGAAAGTGCTAAAAAGTGACCACATATTTCTCCATCTATATAAGCTTTATATCCTTTTACTTTTAATTCATTATCAGGAAATTGTTCTTTAATAGCATCGAAAAACTGCTCTTTCTTACCATTTTCAAACTCTGTATCATATCTTCGTACATAGACGAATTGCTTCCCTGTTTTTAAGAAGTCTTTTATAGCCCAACCTGTACTCCAATATGTTTTTCCTGCTCCTCTATTACCTACTATAAAATTAAATAGAGCGTTATGTGTTAATGTTTCGTTACCGTCATAGAACATAGACATTATAGTTTTCTCCTTTCCGATATCTCATTTAGTTCTATTACAACATCTCACTAAACTGTTAGGTTTTTATATGTGAGATGTTATAATAAATAAAATGAGGTATTCAAATGTATATTTGCAAGTTTTCACACCAATTCTTCGAAACATCTGTTCATCACAGTCGAATAGTTTCGATAGTACAAAATATTTACAACTTGTACCTCTCCTATATTATAGTACACGTGCATGAATTTGTCAATCACGTGTATGAAATAAAGGTAAAAAATTTACTCTCTAATAGTAAATTCTTTCTCAACTAATATTGTTCCACCAGGTACACGTTTCTTTTGTAATTTTCCTTCATATTCTGCACCAATATCGAAGTTTTCTAGTTCAACAAACTCATGACATTTTGAGGGCATACCTGCACAAGTTATTTTCCACTTTTCTTCCTCATTTGATTTGGGTTTTTTCCCAAATTCCATATATGTTTTAGCCCTAAGATATTTCCCTTTAGAAAATATCAACTCATTGTCCCATGCACCAAGCTTTAACTCATCAACATCTAGTCCCTCAGGAATATCATAGCCTTCTAAATGCAAAGAATCTGTGTCTGCATATATAAACCTATGATATACTTTTTGTGCCGACCTGATAGTCTTGTTCCTTGCCCACGCAGTTATAAATGCCCCAACTGGGATATATAAGGCTTTTCTACTTTCTTCTTCACCTAACACGAATCTAATATAATCTTTTTCATTATCATAAACTGGATATTTTGATGTTACTGTAGGTGATACTGCAAATTTACCATATAAACTATTTAACATCAATTTTGCTACTTGTGTTTTCCCTTTATTTTTAGCTTTTTTATTTTCTATTTTTTCAGTTATCCATTTATCTATATATTTTTTAAACATTGTTGTACTTGATTTAAATTTATACCCACTTATATACTCTAAATTGAATACATCATAATGGTCTAAGAATAACTCTAAATCAACGCTTGTAAGAGTAAGAACAGGAGAATAGTCTCCACTATCCTTTAAATACTCTGTGTCGCTATATCTGTATATAGATTTTTTAATCTGAATCATAGGGATATGGTCTTTTTTGAGTTTAAATTGGCATGTGAGAATTTGTACATATAAAGGATAAACCTTATCATATAAATATTGCCCATCAAAATATAGAGGGTCACCATAGGGCATAGAATCGTTATACATAACAGATGGATATAATGAATTTACATCAAATACTAAACCACCGTTAATAACTTTACCTTTATATTTCTCATTTAGATACGTGAATCCACCCTTATAACTTTTTCTAATTACTTTATCTATATCCAATGGTAACTGAGGAAATAGTCTTTTATATAACTTACTATCTATTGTATTCTTGTACTCATGAAGTGCATCCGAACCGATTGTCATTTTATTCATTCCAAGTTCAAACATTGTATTCAATGCTCTTGCCATTATTTCTACATCATTTCTTAAATACATTATTTCATCGGTTGTTAACTCATGACCAATTTCTCTAATTTTACTGTACCCATCATTTATTAAATCACCGTTCTCATCAAATTCACTTTCCATTTCTAATTTTTTAAGTCCTGTTCCAAAGTCCTCAGCAATTTGTGCCACACTAAAATTAAGAATTTTCATACTATCAAAGAAAGTTACTTTATTGGTCTTATGCCCTTTTTTATTAAAACAAACTTCTATACTATAGAATTGACCCATATCACTTATTAAGGTAGTGTAAGTGTTGTTTTCTAAGTCTCTTTTATCTTTTACATGTTCAAAATTATTACGCTCTAACCAATACAAAATAAAGTCACCATCGAAAGCTAAATTATGAAAATAATAAGTAGAATTTTCTTGCTTGTCTGCACAAATTCTCATAAAATCGTCAATATCGTTTCCATATATGAAATTATCAGGGTTTCCAATTTCACATATACCATAAGCCCATACTCTACAATCTTCTTCTAAAGTTGTTGTTTCAAAATCTGCACAAGCAAGCATTAATTTAATCCTCCTTTACTTTAGATTCCATAGCTACCTTATTCCATGACTCTATTAAACTTTGTATATAGTCACGTTGTTCTGATGGCTCATAATTTGACATAATATCCATATCCTTATCTTTATAGTACATTTCAAGAAGTTTTGAATCCGATATTTTACCTATAACATTTGTAAACTCAATTTTCTCTGATGGTGTCATAACATCACTATTTTGAATACTATTTAAAAAATTTATCTTATATTGTTCTTGTTTTTCTTTTTCTGTCCTATCATACTCACCCATAGTTTTTTGAAACCATTTCCAATCACGTTTATCCATTTTGTTAAAATCAAATTTTTTTGTTCTAAACTCTGTTTCCACATCTTTTTGATTTGCAGGATGTATTGGTTTATTCCTTGAAGTGGTTTCAAGTTTTTCATAATATTTACGTTCTTTTTCACGTTGTTTATTAATGCTTTTAACTTTTAATTCAGTAATTTTCTTAGTCATCATAGGTAGAGATAAATTGTTTTCATTTGATACAATTTTTTTATTTTTTGGATTGTCAACTATCTTAAATATCTTAAATAATTCGTTTGTGTATTCTCTAGCTTTTTCTTCATTTGCAACAATTTTATCTCTTTCCGTATAATAGTTTTTCTTTTCAGGTAATTGGGATTTTGTAAAACCTTCTTTAATCATTTTATTAATGGTTCTATTATATTTTTTAATTTCCTTATCAAGTTTATCAAGTTCACCCTTACGCCATCTAAATTTAGCCATTTTTAGCACCCCACAATACTAATTATTTTATGTCAAATGAGGGTATAATTTTAATATCTTTTAGCGAATTATATTCTTTTACTTCATCGTTGCTTATTTTAATTATCCTGAATCCCCTTTTTTCTGTTAAACTATACTCTTTAATTCTCTCTAACAAATGTAAATCAACATTTAATCCAAATTTCTTTTTACATATATTGCTTTGTTTCTCATTGAATAGATATGTAAGAAATTTATTCAAGTATAATTGACTAGAGAATTTATATAATAGTTTAAAGTTTGGGTACTTTTGTGCATACGTGTATGGTGTTATGTCAAAGTTATACTCTACACCGTTTATTGTCATTCTTTACCTCCTCAATTTTTGTAAAAAATAAAGGGGATAAACCCCTATTATTTTGATGATACCTTATTTAAATTTTTAATTATTTTCTATTTTGCTCTTTGTAAAGTAAGTATTTTATTTTTACCACTAACAACTTGCTTTACTAATAATTTCTTAGGCTCTTTCCAAGTATCAGGTTGACCACTCATTGCAAACAATTTTGCAAGAGAACCAAATACACCTTTACTACATGTTCCATAACCTATACCGTCTTTATCTATTAAAACTGTTCTTGGAGCAACTGATTGTTCCCCTGTGTCTTGGTCTGTTAATGTGACCATTTCACAGTAAACATGTTTTACTTCTAATATTTGATTTATACAATCCCCAACATGTTTCTCTGTTGAGTTTATAGCATTAAAGAAGTCAACTTCTTCATCCTCTGTCAAATTTTCTATGTTTACACTACAATAACTTTGTTCTCTTGGTGTAGTTAAATCCAACATCATATTGTATCCATCATCTGTGTCGGCTACGATTGCAACTGATGTATTATTTACTGGTTTGTCATTCTCATCCACCATTATTAAATCTTTTTCTTCTACTTCAACTGTTTTGTTTTTATTCATTTTTATTACCTCTTTCATTATTTTATTTTTTGCATTTTCTTTTTGAATAATCTTATTTTACACTCTTACCTTACTTTTTAATTATTATGAAACCTTTTCTTGTGTTTCAATTTCTTGTAAATTTTCTTCTTGAATTTCTTCTGCATTTGTGATAAACTTTTGTAAATTCATTGAATATGTTTTTTCTTTTTCAATCGTTTCTTTTATCATCAAACTTTCACCTTTTTCGATAAAAGATTTAAAATGTTTTTCTATAGAAGCTTTTGAAAGTTTCTTAGTGCTTTCTAAAGTAGGTAGATTTTCAACTGTTAGAACACCGTCTACATACTTAATCTTTTCAGCTTCTATTAGAAAAAATTTTACTGTTCTTTTGATTTCCTTCATTATAACCTCTCCTTCCCTTTTATTGTTTCATGCACCTGTATGACCCTTACAAGTATTATTATATTATACACGTTAATGAATGTCAACACTTTTTCTATAATTTTCTTTTTATTTTTCTAAATTTTTCTTCACTATGAAATAATGTTTTTCTTTGGTACTTTTCTTGTAATTTCTCCATCTAAAATAAAAGCTATGTCCCCCTGTGTTTTCTTTAACGTAAAGTATGAATTGCTAGATGTAAATTTTCTACCTAATAATACATCTGTAGCACCGTATAAATAGTTATTCTTTAGTTTTATATCACCAGGGGTAGCAGGGTTTAAAACAGGGTCTATTGGGCTAGTAGTACCCGTAAACTCCATGTAATAATTATTTGCAGAAGTTTGTCTTCTATCTAGATGAGCAAGCAAAATATTGGGTCTTTCCCAACAAAAGCAGAATGCCGATGTTAATTCATTAAGAGAACCATTACCGCTTATAAAATCATCGTTATGTATATAACCATTTTTATTTATCCATTGATAATTTGCCCCTGTAGTGCTCAAATTCTGCCCTGTAAGTTCACTCCATAAAAAAGCTTCTTGATGTATTAAATCAACACCATATAACTCTAATTGTGTTCTTCTTCCAAAACTCCATTGACACAACCCTAAACCTATTCCATTTCCTACCTCAACAAGTGATGGGTCAAATTCGCTTTCTGCTTCAATGTTTCCCATAATGGATGCACTAGTTTTTTCGCTTAATCCCTTACTTCTAAGATAGTTCCAGACATTTAATTCTATTTCATTTTTTGTCATTATTTTACCCCTTTCAAAAAGCACCCATTAATAAGGGTGCTTTATAACATATTTAACTTACATCTTCAAAGAAGAATGAACCAAGTGTTTGTGATTTCATGTTATCATCAATAACTGTTACATCAAATACATCCCCAAAACCTATAACTTCATTTATTACATATTCTTTACCTATTGTGAGTCCTGTTACTCTATCAAACATATCTGAGCCATTAAAATACCCTTTAATCCACTCTGCATTGGATAAAGTAACAGGAATATTAACTTTTCTTTTTCCTGTAAATGGTATTATATTTGTAATGTTATCTAATCTTTCCATGGAAAACCCTCCTTTAAATTACGCATTATATTAGTATTGCTAATTAATCATTATACCATCCACCATCATGACAATATCCCGTACTTTTGCAGGAACAATTATCACATTCATTATCACAGGCTTTTTTGCACTTTGAACCATCATTCTTCCATTTATCATCACACATTGTACAACAACTTCCATTTTTACAACTTTTATTTATCTTATCCATTTTACATCTCTTTTCATTGTTATATATTTTTGTTCATACCCTAATTTAAAAAATATTTCTTTTGCTTTCATATTGATTCATCCTTTCCACAAATTGTGTATTAATTATTACCTGCATAATCACCATTTAAAAATAAATTTGCTTCTGCATTTCTTCTTTTTAACAAACCTTGACTTGTTTGTCCATTGGCTCTGTCATAAATTTGAAAGCTTTCCACTATTGCTATACCTTCGTTTACACCATTAATAACATTTTTATATAGTGTAGAATTAAATAATGTAGAAACCCCACAATTATATGCAAAACTTATTAGTGCATCTAACTGATTTTGACTCAAATTTATTTTTCTACTCTCCATATCAGAATTTATTAGTTCACCACAACTTTTAGCTTCTTCTTTCAACCATTGTATAGCCTGTTCTTTTGTACATGTTGAATTTAAACCATTTGGGAACGCTTCTGAATTAACTGAATAGGTAGTACCATATCCAATAGTCCAGTATCTTTGATTACCTTTGTAATACGGGTCTTCATAAGCTTTTAAATATAACCCCTCCCATCCACCTATAAATTCAGCACCTTTATTAGATAATACCACACCATCCCATGCTCCGTGTTCATCAAATGCATATTCTTTACCGTCAATAATCATTATACATGAATACACCATTGAACCATTAGGGTATAAATAATACCATTTGTCACCGTCTTTTACCCAACCAACACTCATTACACCGTCTTTTAAATAGTACCAATTGTTATTATCTTTCAACCACCCTGTTGCTTTTGTTCCGTCTTCATTTGTATAACCCCATATTTCTTCTTTTTGCCAACCCATATTATTTATCACCCATCCCTTCTGTGCTAGGGTCAATTATTATACCTAACAATATACATATAGTTAAAACTGTATTAAGTATATCACTCCAATTACTAGGAAATATATTACATCCTAGTTGCTGAGACAGTAACACTATAGCGCTTACTATAGCTATCCAAAAAGTTTTATTTGTTAATCTAGCTTTCCAATTAATACTCATTTACTTCATTTCCCCTTTTATTTCATTTATTCTTAAATGTGCCTGCTTGGTTGACTCGTCAATTCTAGTAACTTTTTCATCTAATCCACTTAGCTTATCATCGTATTTATCCATCTTACTGGATATTGAGTTTAAAGATTGAAATATCATATCTATTTTTGTACTAATGATTACTCCCTCCTTCGTCCCTTCTTTTATATCCTTTGTATTACTATTGTGGTAGACTAAAAACGCTATTACTAAGCTACCACCTGATATACAATAAGATATGTACAGCCCTATGTTTTCCATTTAACACCTCCTTACACAATATAATACACGTGTATGAAAATTTTGTAAAGCTATATATGGATAATAACCAAATCTTCTGTTGAATTATATTCCCAACCATTTAATAACCCTAATAAATTAAGATGTTTTAAAACTACTTTTCTATCGTTCGTCTTTATTATTACCTCACCTTTTTCGCACCTAGCTAAGTCATATGATATTGAATTTTTCTTGAACCAAGACTTCATTGTGTTTTTCAATTTTATCACTCCTATCATATAAAATAATTATCTCTTTTAGTATGGTTTGTTGATGTAAATGCTTCATTAATTCATTATTATTTTCATCCTGAGAACTCATTTTAAGTGTTGTCAATTTTTGTAACTTTTTTAAATTATGAATATATTGATATAGAAATCTATTCAATTTTATTCACCCTCTTTATAGAAATCTTTTAAAATATTGAATGTATTGTCATTAACTTCAAACATTATTGCAAGTTTTTTGGTAACTGTAGTTATTGGATATCCTGTAAGTGAGGAATGTATTAGCAGAAGTTTAATTTC